GCGAAATTGCTAATTGATGTATACGAGGCTATCTTGGAGAAACACGGGATACTGATTTACGAGGATCAGGAAGAGGTCACAGAGCATTGACGCATATTGAGATACCGTATGAGCCGAGGGAGCTACAGTTAAAGCTGCACAATGAGATGCAGGCGAAGCGTTGGGGGGTTGTTGTCTGCCACCGCCGCTTTGGCAAGACGGTCTGGGCGATCAATCATATCTTGCGGGATGCTTTGATGTCGGCAAAAGACAACCCCCGGTTTGCCTATATGGCACCCACCTATCGTCAAGCGAAGAACGTAGCGTGGGATTATATAAAACAATTTGCGGGCAAGATCCCGAATGTGAAGTTTCACGAGACTGAATTGCGGTGTGATCTGCCAAACGGCGCGAGAATATCGCTGCTTGGCGCTGAGAACCCAGACAGCCTGCGCGGTATTTACTTGGATGGCTGCGTGATGGATGAGGTCGCTGACATGCCAGAGAATGTTTTCCCTGAAGTCATTCGGCCTGCGCTGTCGGATCGCAAGGGGTGGTGCGTGTTTGTTGGTACGCCTAAAGGCCATAATGCTTTCTTTGATAAGTATGAGGAGGCGGCTGGCAATCCTGATTGGCTGGCTGCTGTGTACAAGGCGAGCGAGACAGGCATTTTGGATGACGAGGAGCTTGATGCTGCTCGGGTTATGATGACTGCCGATCAGTATGCGCAGGAATTTGAGTGTAGTTGGAATGCGAATGTTCCGGGTGCTGTGTATGGCAAGGAGATGGAAGTTGCTCAGATGGATGGTCGGATTACGAATGTTCCGTATGATCCGAGCGTTCGTGTTGATACATGGTTTGATCTAGGCGTTGGCGACAGCACTGCGATATGGTTTACGCAAACGGTTGGGCGTGCTATACATGTTATAGACTTTTATGAAGCCCGGGGTGAGGGTTTGCCTCACTACTGCAAGATTTTGACGAGCAAGGGGTATCTGTATGGGGATCACAATGCCCCGCATGATATTGAGGTTCGGGAGCTTGGATCTGGGAAGAGTAGGAGAGAGGTTGCTTGGGATTTGGGGTTAAACTTCCGCGTTGTTCCTAAGCTTCCAGTTGAGGATGGCATACATGCGGCACAGATGTTGTTGCCGCGTATATGGTTTGATAGAGAGAAGTGCAAGCATGGCTTGGAATGTTTACGGCAGTATCATAGGGCGTATAACGAGCGGACTAGAAGCTTTAGGGCGGCACCTGTCCATGATTGGTCGTCGCATGCTGCGGATGCTTTCAGGTATTTGGCAGTTGGCATTCGAGAAGATCGAGGACGCATGGCTGCGCCTCAAGCAAGGGCGGTGATGGATTATGATCCATTTGCGGCGTAAAGAGGATGCTTTAAAGCTTTGGTGTTCTGTTGAGCCGTATAGGGAGTTTCCGTGTTCCACGATTGTGTGGCGTTTGTTGCCCGCCATAGAGAATGATCAGTTTCGGGTGTTTTATCGTGGTGATGATTGCGTTGGTTTGATTACTTGGGCATTTATGACGCAAGATGAGTTTGACAGCCGGGACTACAGCGGGCCTGAGATTTTTGGACGGCGTAGCGGTGATATGATGGTTTTTGTAGACATGATTGCGCCAAATGGTACAAGTGATGTATTATGGATATGTAAAGAGATGCGAAAGCAGTTTTATGTTCAGTATCCTGATGTAGATAAAGTTTTTGCGCACAGAGGGAAAAGGTCAGGAGTTTTCCCAAACAAAGGGGCTTGGCATGAAGCACACGTTACATAATTTATTAGGGTTTGCGCCTCAGATTGTTTGGGGTGGTGGAGATTCTGGCGGCGGTGGTGGCGGTAGTGACGACAAGCCTAAGCGCCGTCCGAGCGGTGGTAAGGGTACAGCGCCAACAGTTAAAAGCACGGCATCTAGTTTGGTAACTGACGTAAAGATGGGGCTTTCTACGTTTGGTCAAGGAAAAGAGCAACAGGCTCAAACACTGCGTGACCAAGGATACAGCGAAAAAGCTATCCAAAGCTATCAAGAGCGCACTGAGGCTTCTAAGGCTCGGGCAGCGGCGATGAGTAGCAGCGACAACGACAGCGGCAGCTCAACAGCCACTGCAACAGACACAAGCACCGACACAGATACCACAGCCACAACAACTGGCACTGACACAGTTTTAGACGAAACAACGGATGCGGCATTGGATACTGTTGAAGACATTTCAACGCAGACATTTACAGAAACTCCAGACCTTTATGTAGGCGACACAACTGGTGCGCCTTCTGTTGGCACGGCTGCTGGTGGTGTTGCTGAGTATGAGGCAGCCAAGCCGACATCGGTTGGTGAAGCTGAAGATGAAGCCTTGGAGCTGATGAAAAAGGGTCGCCGAGCAACGATCCTGACAAAGCCGAGCGGTTTGCTTGGCGCTGGCACGGAAGAGGGTCAGACCCGCCGCCGCCGTTCATTGATTGGTGGATGATATGCTGATTGAGAAAAAGAAGCTGACGAACATAGCTGGAATTATGGGTGGCAGCGCTGCCCAGCCTGCCGCGATGCTGGGGCAGGCGACAGTTGATCCATTAGAGCGTGCGCAGCAGAAAATGGCGGGACGGACGCAGGGTGGTGCCTTGGGTGGCGTTCAGGACAAAAAGGTGCGCCCCAAGCGCACGTTAATGACTAATTATGGGATAGGCTGATGGTACAAGTTAATCCGCTCGTTGCGCGTTTAGACAAGAGATATAAGACGTTGCAATCGCAGCGGACAAACTGGGAAAAGCACTGGCAGGAGCTGGCAGACTTTATGTTGCCGCGCAAGGCTGACATTACCAAGAAGCGGACGCAGGGCGACAAGCGCACTGAGCTGATTTATGATGGTACGGCGATCCACGCTGTTGAGCTGTTGGCATCTAGCCTGCATGGCATGTTGACATCACCAAGCACGCCGTGGTTTTCGATGCGGTATCGTGATCCTGGCTTGCAGCGTGATGATGCTGCGAATGAGTGGTTAGAGCTGTGCATGGATCAGATGTATCAGCATTTCAATCGGTCTAACTTCCAGCAAGAGATCCATGAGCTGTATTATGACTTGGTGGTCTTTGGCACTGGTGCGTTTTATGTTTCTGCCGAGGCAGATGGCCTGCGGTTTGCGTGCCGCCACATTGCAGAGATTTGCATCAGCGAAGATCCTGATGGGCGTGTTGATACAGTGTACCGCAAGTTTAAGCTGTCTGCGCGTGCGATTGCGATGCAGTTCCCAGAGGCGACATTGCCAAGGACTGTGGCAAAAGACTTAGAAGATGATCCCTACAAGGAGCATGAGGTTATTCATGCAGTATTCCCTCGAGGCGAGGCGAAAGGCAGGTTGGCCAAGCAAAAGCGAAAGGCAGGTTGGCCAAGCAAAAGCCTGTTGCGTCTGTTTATTACTTAGCTGACAACCGAGAGCTGCTGTCAGAAGGCGGCTTTGATGAGTTTCCGTTTATGTGTCCTCGATTTGTAAAAGACAGTGTTTCAATGTATGGACGCAGCCCTGCGATGACAGCGCTGCCTGACGTTAAGATGTTGAACAAGATGTCTGAGACAACAATCAAGGCGGCACAGAAGCAGATTGACCCGCCATTGATGGTGCCTGATGATGGATTTATGATGCCAGTGCGTACAACGCCTGGCGCATTAAACTTTTACCGCTCTGGCACAAGGGATCGTTTGGAGCCATTGAACATTGGCGCAAACAATCCCTTGGGCTTGAATATGGAAGAGCAACGCCGCAATGCTATTCGGCAGGCGTTTTATGTTGACCAGTTGTTGTTAGGCCAAGGGGCCAACATGACTGCGACAGAGGTATTGCAGAGGAACGAAGAGAAAATGCGGCTGCTTGGGCCTGTCCTTGGTCGCCTTCAAGCAGAACTGCTCCAACCGCTTATTTCTCGCTCCTTTGCATTGCTCCTTCGGGCGGGCCTTCTCCCAGCACCGCCCGAGGAGCTTCAAGGTCAGGACATTGACATAGAGTATGTTTCACCTCTTGCCAAGGCTCAGAAGCTGACAGACTTGCAGGCGATGCTGCGCGGGTTTGAGATTTTGTTGCAAGTTAGCCAAGTTGCGCCTGTTACGGATTATTTGGATGGCGATGCGATGGTGCAGTATTTGGTTGAGACTGCTGGCCTGCCAGCGCGTGTGATACGCGGCACGGCAGAGGTCGAAGAGGTGCGCCGTCAGCAGGCAGAGCAGGCAGCGATGCAGCAGCAGATGCAGCAAGAGATGATGGCGGCTGAGGCTGGTGGCAAGATTGCCCCGCTGATTAAGGCGGCACAAGAATGAAAAAGGTTGAGGAATTAAAATTAGCCTATCGGCGCACGTTCAATACGGATGACGGTGCGCAAGTATTGAGTGATCTTAAAACCCGGTTTGGGTTTGAGGCAACCACGTTTTCTGGCGATCCTTATGAAACTGCATTTAATGAAGGACAACGCGCAGCTGTGCTGCTGATCGTCAGAATGTTGTCCGAAGAGAAGGATAAAGTATGAGCGAAGAGGCAATCCAAGATAGTGGATCTCAAGAAGCTGTGGCAGCGGAGGCGGCACCAGTTAGCTTTTTAGATAGTTTACCAGAGGATTTGCGCAACGAGCCAAGCTTGCGCACGTTTACTGATCCGGGAGCATTGGCAAAGAGTTATGTAAATGCCCAGCGCATGATTGGTGCCGACAAAGTTGCCAAGCCGGGGCAGAGCTGGACTGACGATCAGTACAATGATTGGTATGCGGCAGTGGGCCGCCCAGACAGCGCAGATGCGTATCAGTTTGATGTGTCAGGGATTATGTCTGACGAGGAGGCTGCAAACTTTCGCAATACAGTGTTTGAGGCTGGATTACAGCCGCGACAGGTTGCAAAGCTAGAACAGTTTATTAACAACCTATCAGAAAGCGCCCAGACAGCCACGCAGACGCGCACAGAAGAGGCTGTGTTTGCGGCAGAGCAAGAATTGCGGCAAGAGTTCGGTCAGGCGTTTGAGCAGCGTATGGGGCTTGCACAGAGCGCTGCGCGGACATTGCTGGGCAACCAAGGCATGGAAATGTTTGAGAATGTTCAACTGTCTGATGGGCGCATGCTTGGTGATCATCCTGACGTTGTTCGGATGTTTGCGCGGCTTGCAGAACAGATTGGCGAAGACAATTTGGTGGGTGAACCAACTGAGCTAATTATGACACCAGAAGAGGCATCTCGCCAAGTTGCAGAGATGACTAGACGAGATGGCCCTTATTTTGATAAGATGCATCCAGAACATGACACCTACGTTGCAGAAGTTCTGCGACTTAGGGAGTATATGTAGCGGATAACCGAAAGGCCCGCGTGTAAACTTGTAAGCCAAGTGGAGTAGCTGCCCTAAGCAGTAGCACGGCCCCGCAAGGGACAACCAAGCGCAGCAAAATGTAAACTGAAACTGTAAGGGAATGACATAATGTCTACTCAAATCACTACAGCTTTTGTCAATCAGTTTTCCTCAAACGTCCAGATGCTATCACAGCAGATGGGTTCTCTGTTGCGTGCAGCGGTAGATACGGAAACTGTCAATGGCGAGAAAGCTTTCTTTGACCAAGTAGGATCAGCGGCTGCTGTTCTACGCACATCACGCCACGCGGATACACCTATTGTGGACACACCACACTCACGCCGCATGGTTACCATGTCTGACTACGAGTACGCAGACTTGATCGACGATCAAGACAAAGTGCGTTTGCTTGTTGATCCGACTTCAACCTACAGCCGTGCTGCTGCTGCTGCTATGGGTCGCGCAATGGATGATGTCATCATTGCTGCTGCTCTAGGTACAGCGTACACAGGTAAAGAGGGTTCAACATCAACAGCGCTACCATCAGATCAGAAAATTGCGGTTGCATCATCTGGTTTGACAATTGCGAAGTTGGTTGAGGCAAAGCAAATCTTGGACGAGGGCAACGTTGATCCGTCAATCGCTCGTCACATCGTTTGTGCGCCAAAGCAAATCTCTGATCTGTTGAACAACACGACTGTAACATCAAGCGACTACAACACCGTCAAGGCGTTGGCGATGGGTGAAATCAACACATTCGTCGGCTTCCAATTCCATGTAAGCAACCGTCTAACAACAGACGGATCAGGTGACCGCCAGGTTATCGCGTTTGCTGGTGACGGCATCAAACTAGCGGTTGGCAAAGAGCCATCAGCTCGCATTGATGAACGTGCTGACAAGTCATACGCAACGCAAGTTTACTACTGTCAATCAGTAGGTGCGACGCGTATGGAAGAAGCCAAAGTCGTTGAAATCGCGTGCAGCGAATCATAAGGAGACTGATAAATGGCTACTGTATATTCAGCACAACGCACAAACTCACGCGCAACCCCAGCCGTGATGAACAAAGCAAATGAGCTTGGCGGTCGTATCCGCGTGGCTCATGGCACATACGAAGCATCTTCACTAGCGTCTGGTGACGTTATTGAGATGTTTGTCTTGCCTGATGGCGCTCGTTTGTTGGAAGGTTCTTTAGCGCATGACGCGCTAGGTGCATCAACAACATTGTCTGTAGGTTATGCGGCACACACAAACGCGGCGGGTACAGCAGTATCTGCGTCAGCAGCAGCATACAAAGCAGCGGCAGCGTCAACATCTGCTCAAAAGGTAGATGTCCTTGCAACTCTAGCTCTAGGCTCAGGCTCAGAGACAGACACAAACGAGGATGGCGTGGCAATCACAGTAACAATGGGCGGTGCAGCAGGCACTGGTACTATTGAGCTTACTGTTAAGTATGTGGTTGACTAAATAAGATGGGGCGGTTCGCCGCCCCCTCTTTTACATGGAGAGAGCTGATGACCAGTACGGTTGACATTGCCAACTACGCGCTGAACAGTTTGGGAGCCAATAATATCTCAAGCTTTGATGAAAACAGTAAGCCAGCGCGATTGATCAATCAGCGTTTTGATAGTGTTCGGGATAGCGTCTTTCGAGCGCATCCTTGGAACTGCTTGATCCGCAGAACTGAGCTTGCAAAAGAAAGCGAAGCGCCTGCATTCGGTTATGCAAATCAGTACGCACTCCCAACCAATCCATATTGCTTGCGCGTGCTAGAGTTTAGCAACGGCACATTATCGTATCCGCAGGACAATATGTTTAGTAATACTGGCGGCCCAGTGTTTGTCATTGAGGGTCGAAAGCTGCTTTCTGACGAAGGCATATGCAAAATTAAGTATGTTGCTCGGGTAACTGACCCACAAGAGTATGATGCCAGCCTGATTGATGTTCTGGCTGCCGCTTTGGCGTTTGAGGTTAGCTACGCGATTACAGGATCAAACACGGTTAAGCAGATGATGGCTGCTGAGTATTCTGACAAATTGAAACAAGCAACATTTGTAGACGGAACCGAAGGTGCGCCACAGCGACTAGAGGCCAGCGAGTTTATTGAAGCGAGGTTCTAAATGGCGCGATCTGCACCAGCGATTAGCACATTCACCGCAGGGGAGATCTCACCGCGCCTAGAAGGGCGCGTGACGATTGAAAAGTACCGCGAGGGGCTGTCTACCCTGACAAACATGATTGTGCAGCCACACGGCGGCGTGACGCGCCGTCCGGGTACAGAATACCTTGGGGAAGTCAAAGACAGTTCAAGCGTGACACGGCTTATTCCGTTTGAGTTTAAGACTGCCGACACTTATGCGCTAGAGTTTGGCAATCAGTATATGCGTGTTTTCCGCAATGGCTTACAGGTTCTGGAAGATAGCGAAAAGACAGTTACGGCAATAACGCTGGCTGACCCAGGCGTTTTAACTGCTGCATCTCATGGCATGTCTAACGGCGATGAGGTTTATTTGTATAACAGCAGCGGCGACATGACAGAGCTGGCTGCGCGTAATTATCTTGTTGCTAACGTGACATCAAATACATTCACGCTGCAAGACTTGTTCGGCAATGACATTGATACGACAGGTTTTACAGCTTATGGCGGGTCTGGCATTACAGTTGATAAGCTGTATCAAATCAGCACGCCATATACATCTGCGCAGATCAATGATGTACGCTTTGCGCAATCTGCTGACACAATGTACCTTGTGCATCCAAGCCATGCTATTCGCACGCTGTCCAGAACGGATCACAATGCTTGGACAATTGCCACTGCCACAATTACTGGATCTCCGACACCTGCTTTAACAGGAACCGACAATTATCCATCTGTTGTTTCATTCTTTGAGCAGCGGTTGGTTTTCGGAGCTACGAACAACAACCCTCAGACTTTGTGGTTTTCCAAAAGCGCTGACTATCTGAACTTTACAACAGGCACGGCTGACGACAATGCGTTGATCTATACAATTGCATCAAATAAAGTGAATGCAATTCGCTACCTGTCTGCAACGCGGATTTTGAACATTGGCACATCTGGCGGTGAATATGTGTTGACAACCACAAACAGTGGGCCTGTTACACCTACGTCAACTGTGATCCGCAAGTATTCCAACTATGGCTGCATTGACAGCGAAGTTGTGCAGGTTGCTGACGTTACTTTGTTCGCCCAGCGCGGTGCGCGTAAGGTGCGAGAGTTTCGTTACATCGGTGAGGTTGATGTGGCAGGCTATGCTGCACCTGACATCACGATCCTTGCAGAGCATTTAACTGAAGGCGGCATTCAGGAGTTTGCCTACCAGCAAGAGCCAGAAAGTATTATCTGGGCGCGTAGAACTGACGGCACGCTGCTTGGCCTGACATATCGTCGGGAAGAGGAAATCGTTGCATGGCACAAGCATGTGATTGGCGGCACGTTTGATGGCGGTCAAGCTGTTGTAGAAAGTATCATTACACTGCCAACAGACAGTGGCGAAGACGAGCTGTATATGATTGTCAAGCGTACTATCAATGGTACTACAAAGCGCTACGTTGAAGTAATGAAGACGTTTGATTTCGGTGGCGACACAACTGCTGCATTCTTTGTTGACAGCGGTTTGGTTTACGCAGGGTCATCCACGACAACCTTATCTGGCCTGTATCACCTAGAGGGCGAAACAATGTCGGTGCTTGCCAATGGGGCAACGCACGCTGACAAAGTTGTTTCTGGCGGTGGCATAGGGTTGGATTTTGGCGCAACAAGTGGAGCTGTGGGCTTTGGCTACACAAGCGAAATGCAAACGCTGCGCCTAGAAGCTGGATCATCTGACGGCACATCTCAGGGCAAACCAAAGCGCATTCACGACATTACGATCCGTTTTCACGAAACTGTTGGCGCAGAAGTCGGCACAGACAGCGCGAATGCTGACCGCATCTTTTTCCGTGACAGCTCTATGAATATGGACGAAGCTGTGCCATTATTTACAGGAGATAAAGAAATCGAGTTTGCGGGCGGTTTCACTGACGGTGATCGCATCTATGTGCGGCAATCACAGCCACTACCAATGACGGTTCTAGCGTTGTATCCACGCATGAACACGTTTGATTTGTGAGGTGATTAGATGGCACTGTTTGAGATTTTAACATTAGGGGCAACAGTCCTCGGTGGTATTAGCGAGAAAAAAGCTTCTAACAGAGCTGCCGAAGCTGCACGCGAAGTAGGCGAATTTAACGCCAAGTTAATCGAGCGTGATGTTGACCTGCTTGAAAAACAGCGTGAAATCATCAACCGCAATGCTGTCTTACAAGAGCGGGTTGACCGATTTAGATTTGCCGAAAGTCAAGGATCTGTTGTTGCTCAGTACAGCGCGGCTGGTATTGATGTGTCGCACGGTACGCCAATGCGCGTGTTGCGACAAAATGCGCGTGAGTTTGAGTATGACCAAGCCATTGCTGATTTTAATAACGCTGTCACCAATATGCAGATCAATGATGCGCAAGAGAACGCGCGGTTAAGCGCAGAGCTGTCACGCATGGAAGGCGGTGCGCAGGCTGCTGGATTGAGAGCGCAAGGCACAACAAGTTTAATCCAGAGCTTCGGTTCGGCAGCTCGGTTTGGCTACTCTAGTGGGATGTTTAGCTGATGAGAATACCAATATACAGATCGCAGATGCGCCCAACATCAGAAGCCCCTGGGGCGCGTATTACGGCTAGAAAGAACGCTACGCCATTTGTTCAGGCAGCGTTGGCGAAAGGCGGCGTTGTAACTGAGATTGCAAAGCAGGCTGCTGAGTACAGCAACATGCGTTACAAAATGTTGGTTGAAACGCAAAAGAACGAAGCAATCTTTTCTGCCAAAGAAGCTTTGAACGAATTGTCACGCACGCTGGAAAAGAGCGAAGACATCGGCAACATCTTTGATGGCGATATGAAGTATGAGGAAGGCGTTAAGGGCGTTTACAATGAGATGCGTGCCAAGGTTGGCAAGAACAAGTACGCATTGTCAGACTTTGAAAACAGCTTCCGTCAAATGGAAATACCGATCAAGTTCCGCTTGAAAGAAGTTGTTGACATTAAAATTGAAAAGCGCAGGCAGGCTGCGCTGAAGGCGTTGGAAGACCAGCAGGTTAATACGCTTTCAGATCCATACCTTGATTATACATCTGATGATCTGATCCTATCCCAAGCTGGGCTGCAAAGCATCCACGATCAGGCTGTTACAACTGGCGGCGTAAACCCACAGATCATGGGCAACGTAAGCGAGCGGGTTTTATTAAAGGCCGCCAAGAATGTTATGCCCGCCTATGCGGGTCGTGATTTGGATCGTGCCATGCAGTTGCTAGATGTTTACGATCAACTAGAAAGAGTTCGAGCTGGTGAGATTGAAGCGTCAGAAATGGCAATTAGTGGAGAAATCCCTAATCACGTTTTGAATATGCTGCAAACTTTGCCACCAGATGAGGCGACAGCAATTCTTGGCGACACCTTAAAAAGTGCGGCTGCGTTCTTTAACGTCCAAGAAAAGATTGATGATGAAGTAATTGAAACGCAAAACCAGCGCAACACGAAGGCATACAACTTTGCGCTGTCTGTTAATATTGGTGATGAGGTTCCAGCATCAACGATGCAAAAAATACTTTCGCCATCTGACTTTGCGTCATTTACAGAAACCTATGGAGGTCAAGCAATATCTGGCCTTGAGGCTAAGAACTTTATTGAAGGCGCTCTAAACAGTCAGTTCTGGATGAACAAGACGCAGCAGGAAGCTTTGCGTGCAGAGCTTGATATTACTGGTGAAGTTAAGTTTGCCCCGGCAGGCAAGGGCAGTGAGACTGTTTACAGCAAACTTGTCGGCTTGGCAGAAGCTGGTGAGCTAAGAGTTTCTGAGCTAAATGCAAATTCATCTAAAATCACAGCAGCTCAACACCGTGAGCTGACCATGAAGATATTCAACGAGGGGGACGAAGCTCTTAACGAAGGCTCTCGGTTAATCAAGCGCAAGTTTAGGTATAACGAGCAAGATGCCAAGACCGACAACCCCAAGTTGGCGCAGGCATCCAAGACAGCATTTGAAGCGGCTGATGCTGCGTTGCTTGATGAGTACATGCGCCGAGAGGCAGGGGGCAACCCAATGACACGCACAGAAATTCAATTGTTTGCGTTAGATCAAGTAAAGCAGTTTCAATCAATTTACGCCGAGGCGCTGCGTGAAGAGTATGAGGCTGACATTGCTCAGTTTTCAGATCCGCATCCCAATCTATCAATTGACCCTGCCGATCCAATTGGATCAATTGATGCATGGTACAGCAGCTTGAGCGAAACAGCTCAAGGAACTAAAAGAAATGCATACGCGGTGATGAAGGCGCGTATCAAAGCTAAGTACGCAAACACAGGACTGTACTAATGGCTGATTTATTAAACGACAACACAGACTTTGAAGTCAGCAAATATTACGATGCGCAAGAGATAAATGATGCCGGGTTTGATCCTGCAATCATTAAAGACAAGAAAAGCGTGTTTAATCCTGAAAGCGGCATGAATGACATTCTAACGTCCATGCCGAGCGGCGGCTACGTTAAGATCGGCGAAGAAGAGCCAGAGGTTATGGCAGAAGCGCCAGAGCAGCCAATGATGCCCGGCGCGTCAGATGCAGCTCCTACGCAGGCGGCAGCCGAAGAAGCAAAAAGATTGCAGGAAATACAAGGATCGTACACTTTGGACGATCTGCGGGCTGCTGGTTACACTGATCAGCAGATCAGCGCTGCTGGCCTAGATGTGCAGCCAGAGCCTATGACGGAGCAAGAGATTGCGCAGTATATATCTGAGGGCGCACCATTAGTTGATGCAGATCCTACGCTGCGCGATCAGGGCGCACAGATTGTTTCAACCTATGTATTTGATGCAGCAGTTGCGGGCTTGCGTGATGAGCTGGCAGAGCAAGGCATGGGGCCAGAAGAGATTGAGCGCACAGTTAAGGCGCGAGAAGGCGAGCTATTCCGTGAGGCTGAAGTTTACTCTAACGCGCTGTTTGGAACAGGCGCGACAGGTTACGAGGTTGGACTTGGCGATTTTCTAACAGCTGGGGCGATGGACATCCAGGAAGGTTATCGGATGTTTAACCAGCAGCGCGGTGAAGGCGGCAGCATGGCGGGTCGGGCAATGGGCGCTGGCATAATGATTGCTGGCATTGCCGAAGCCACAGGCGTTGGGTATGCATTTGGTAAGCTGCTAAAGCGTGGCATCAAAGTGCTAGAGCCTGAAATTATTCGCATGGGCGAAGAGGCGCAAGGCCGAATTGATGCAGAAGGTGCAACGCTGTTTAGCAACCCAGTGGGGCCAATCGTGGATCGCGGCTTAGCTGCGGCTGGTCGTGCAGCAGAGCTGCGCAGGCAGGCAAACATTGATCGCTTTGGTTACGATCCGAATGATCCTGTCGCAGAGGTAAAAGCACCAACTGAAGCAGAGCCAGGCATTATTGCCTTTCATGGCTCAGGGGCCGACTTTGACGAGTTTAAGTTAGAAAAAATTGGCACTGGCGAAGGCGCTCAGGCTTTTGGTTACGGACTTTATTTTACTGACAAAGAGGACATAGCTAGGTTCTATAGGGACAGTGTTGGTGCAGGAAATGAAGTTACATACAAAGGCAAAGTTATTGAGGACTTAGATCAAGACTTTGCTGATGAAAATAATATCGCCCATATGGCAGGACAGCAGGAAACGCCAGAGGATATGCAGCGCGTTGTTGCTGATGAGGTCAGACGCACACGCAACAATCTTGCAGGAATTGAGCAATCAATAAAAGACTTCCAAGAAAATCCTGATGTATACCCGCTAAAATTCCATGGCATGGAAATCAGCATGGAAACAGCAGAAAAGCAGCGTGATTTCTTGCAGCGTAGGCTTGATGCTGCACTAAAAGTTCAAGACAACATAGGCCAGATTGAAACAAAACCTGCTGGCACGATGTATCAAGTCGGCTTGCATGTAAACCCTGATGAGTTGATTGACTACGACAAGACATTTGATGAGCAGTCACCATTTGTGCAGCAGGCCATATTAAAAGTTTTAAACGAAATACATATTGATGACGCGGTTAATATGGGTTTTGATGTGTTCTCGCCGCCATACAATGGCAACGAAGAAATGGCATTGCAGGCGACAAGGCAAGCAATGCTAGATAACTTTGCAGTTGTGCGGTTCTTGAATGATTGGTCGGTATTGCGTGGCGCAGAAAATTCAGGTGAGGAGCTGCTTGAAAAGCATGGCGTTAAAGGGATTAAGTACAAAGCACAAGTAGGCGTTGGCGCTCGCAATGTTCCAGAAACTGGTGCAAGCAACTATGTTATCTTTGACGACAAGCTAATAGATATAATGAAAAAATATGGTATAGTTGGCCCAGTTGCCGTGACAGCAATGAAGTCCGAGGAACAAGAAGAGACATAATATGGCAGTCGATCCAACCCAGCTAGCAGAAGACCAAGAAGCCCGGCAGCGTGCAGACATTGCTGGCGCACCTACTGAGTTTGCCAAGGGGCCAGAGCAGGAAGGTATCCAAGTTGCTGGTGTTGGTGATCTATTTAGCTTGTTGGGCAAGCTAGAGCCAAAGGTTTCCAAACCAACCCCACCGTCAGGCGTAGTTGGCACAGCCCCTCGCGTTCCAACGCCGCAAGAGCGCAGCTTGATGGAAGCGCCAGAGCTGTATTCTGAAGCTGCTACAAAGCGCGAGCTGGCACCTCAGATACTCAGCCCAGAAGGCGTGCAGACGTTTGAAGAGCGTGGTTTAAAAGCCCCGGCGATTGGAGAAGAAGCCCCAGCAGATACTTTGATTGACGCTCAATCTGCCTTGGCTGATGAAGCCGCAGAGGCAGAGGCAAGTGCAATTGATGTCAACGAGCAAGCCAAGGCGGCACTGCGAGCTGAAAAGCAGGGCTTTAAGCCAGAGACAGGCGTGGCTGCTGAAGAGGTTGCAGACGAAGTTCTAACGCGCATCAGCACAAAAGATCAGAACATTAAGTCTCTGCAAGATGGCGGCGACTTTAACTTTGACTATATTGACAGCCAAGATGACGTAAAGGCAGTCATCACTGCAATTGGTGATGTGTACGAAGATGAAATAGTCGCACGCAAGCGTGGTAACATTCCAAACGACAAAACAGTCTTTGACGCGCAGCAACTGCTGCTAGACGAGATTGGGTTTACTGGCGAGCTGTTGCAGCGTCAGATCGGTGATGGCGCTTTGACTGCCGCGCAGTTTGTTGCTGGACGCGAATTGTTGGTGCGTAGTGCAACTAAGCTTGAAGACTTAGCGAAGCAAATCAAGAGCGGGCAGGCAGATGCATCTGTGCGCCTAAAGTTCCGCAGGCAGCTTGCGATCCACAGCGGCATACAATTGCAGCTAAAGGGTGCGCAGACAGAAGCAGCTCGGGCATTGCAATCATTCCAGATCCAAGTCAGCGGCGAGCTGGATGCAACGCGCTATGCTGAAGAGGCGCAGCGGCTGTTGGCAGAAAGCGGAGCTGACGGTGTAACAGACGCAATGGCAGATCGCTTGTTAAAGGCTGGCAAAGAAAACGGCCTAAAAGGCATCAACGATTTTGCCAATGGCGGCTGGTACGCAAAGACAAAGCAAATGGTGCATGAGGCATACTTGGCAGGCTTGCTGTCATCCCCGGCAACGCAGGCAAAGAACGTGATTGGTACAGGTTCTTTCATGCTGTTCCAGTTGCCGACAGAAGTATTCGCAGGAATGTATGGCAGCGTAGTGCGCGGGGCGCGTAAGCAGCTCGGCATGCGCTATCCAATCAGCGAAGACCAAGTGTACATGGAAGACGCGCTGCTGCGCCTAAAGGGTTGGTCAGATGCATTTGGCGATGCAATGAAGGCTGCATCAGTCGCATGGCGCACTGAAATGCCGTCAGGCGCAAGCAAGCTAGATGTTGAGCAGTATGCTGCGACATCAGGCCAGAGCAACAGCTTCTTTGCAAAATCACTTGATGAGCTTGGCAAGCGTATCCGCATTCCGTTTAGACTGTTGCTATCTGCCGACGAGTTTACAAAGACAATCTCCCAGCGCGGCGAGTTTTACACAGCGGTTAATAAACGCTACCAGCATTCACTGCGCCAAGGCATGAGCAATCAGGAAGCATTAGACGAGGCGGGCATGTTGCTGCTTGACCCTCGGGCAATTGCAGATGACCTAGACTTTAAGGCTCGATTTGACACGTTGCAGTCAGACTTGGGGATGTTTGGCAAAGTGGCAGGCATGATGCAGCGCACATTGATTGGTCGCTTTATTATGCCATTTGTGACAGCGCCAACAAATGCTTTGTTGCGCACAATGGAATACACGCCGTTCAGTAAGACATCTATTGACCTACTTGGCAAGAACGGCCCACGCGCACAGCAACTGGCAGCAGGGCGTTTAACGCTTGGTGGTGCGGTTGTTTACAAGACAAGCCAGTATGCAATGGACGGCAGGCTGACAGGCGGGATGCCAAGCGATCAAAAGACGCGCGAAGCGTTGCCACCGGGCTGGCAGCCATACAGCTTTGTGCTGAAGGGCGAAGGCTTCCCAGAAGGCATGCCGCTGTATGATGCGTTTGGCGTTCCAAATGGCCCACTGCTATATGTTAGCTATGCAGGGTTTGAGCCTGTTGGCGGCATCCTTGCAATTACAGCAGACACAGTACAACGCGCCAACAAAACAAACGATCCAGAATTGCAGCAGAATTACATTCATGCAGCCGCGCTTGCGACAGCAGAATATTATAAAGAGCTTCCAATGCTGCAAGGCGTTGCGGATGTCGTTGCATTTATGGATGGCTTTGATGCAGCCAAGCTTGCAAGAAGCTACGCAGAGAGCGCGACGCCAACTGGCCTACCAAATCCGCTAAGTTCGTTGCAACGAATGTTCCAACGTCTAGCAGATCCGACAGGCGTGCGTCCGCGTGAGGACATCCAGTATTACACAATGGAAGACTTGGAAGAGACATACGTTGATGAGGACGGTGTTACGCAGTTCAAGTATGCCAAGGCTGATGGGTCAAAGAACTACGCAATTGTCGGCACGCCTAAAAGCGGTGGCGGCAGAATGGTTGCGGAGTTCTTCGCTGAAATGGATGCGCTGCAATCTAAAGACAGCTTCTTCCGCGACGAGCGGGATCGCAATGCAGTCGTTTACGATACGCTTGGTGTAGCTCGTGGCGAAGATGAGTTTAGCTTTGCTGCCCGCCCAGGCGCTGCTCTGTTTAGCAACCTGTCAGGCTTGCGCCTAAAGAAGGGTGAAGAGCTTGAAAACTACGAAAAAGAGCTGATCCGCTTGCAGGCGATGACAAATGTTTGGCCTTTAACCAACCCTGAAAAAATGGGAACGATCAAGTTGAGCTACGGCATGCAGTCTGATTTGGTTAATATGGCTAAAAACGAAATCAGTGTTTATCGCAGCGGCTACGGCAACTTAACATTCCGTCAAACACTA